TATCTTGGTGATAAGTCAACAGGCGATCAGTTTGTATACATCGGTAACGCTGCTAACCACGCTAACATCTTTATTGGTAATCTTGCTCAAGACGCAGCGATTTCTAAGACAAAGATTGGTGGTGCATATGATCGTCTTGAGTCTCTATCATTCGTTGACTTTGAAGTTAAGAGAACTAAGTTCGCAGGTGATGTAACCTTTGGTTCATTCAAGCAACTTGGTGGAGATAGAACTAACCCTGAGCAAGTTGTAACTCTATCAACTGAAGCGGGTATTGTTAGCTTCTTCTCTGGTAACACACAAACAGTTGACTTTGCGTTAAATGCTTCTGAAGTTAATATTGCTGGTCAGGGTGGTACAACAACTATTAGAAACAGTCTTGAGATTGACGGTGAGACAACATTCAACAGTAGTGTTAAACTCTGTGGTGGTACTTCTTCCTTCTCCTTCGTTGGTGTTGGACAATCTCTAGGAACAACTGGAATTGCACATGCTTCTGGTGTTCTAGGACCTGCTGAGTTCAATCAGAACGTTGATATTGTTAATGTTCTAGAAGTTGTAACCTCTGATCCAAATTATAACAGAATTGACACTGCTGGTTCTGCATCTTGGGGTGATGCAACATTCCAAGACATCAAGACTGGTGCAGGTCCTGAAGGAGCTGATCTTCCTGCATTGACTGGTAAGCAATATTACTTACCATTGTTAAATGCACCTGGCACATACTTCAATGAAGGTGATTACATCTTACTTGATGCTCCTGTTGATTCAGGAACTGGTACTAGACCTGAAATTGTTCGTGTTGCAGTTGGTGGTTTATCAGGTGCAGAGACTGCTCCATACTACTTGACTGTTGAAAGAGAACCACTTGGTTCCTTTGCACCTCAAATTGATAATCATCCTGAGAATCCTGGCAACAGAACTCCTGTTTACAAGTGTAACATCGCATTCGATGCAACATGGATTGAACAGGCAATTGATGGATCTAGAGACGCAACTAATCAAGAAAACGTTTATCTATCAACCTTTGGTGGTACACTTAAAGTTGGTGTTGACTATGTAATTGTTTCTCGTGAGGACACTAACGGAGACGGAGACTTCAATCAGGGTGAGGCATTCAAACTTGCTACACCACTAGCAATCGTCAACAAGAAGTTTGAGATTACTAATGGATGTCCTAACGGTGATGTTCTGTTCTCTGTTGACAGCGTAACTGGTGATACAATCATTGGTAACGATGGTGTTGATGGTGAGAATGGAAAACTAACTGTTAATGGTTCGTTTGAATTCAAGGGTGGATGTAAGACTGCATCAGCTCAGTCATTTACTGGTAATGCACAGGAAGGACTTAATACAATTACTGCAATTCCTTCAGTTGAGGGACTTGAGGTTGGTGATTATGTTGAACTTACTGGTAACGGTGGCACAGTCACACTTGATCAAAACAGATTCCCAGAAGATTCTGGAACTGTAAGACTAACTGATCCTCAGATTGTTAGCATTGGTGCTACTTCAGTCACACTTAACGTTCCATTTACTGGATCTGGTAGTGCAACTGGCATCACATTCAATGCAACTAAAGATGAGAAGTTTAGAATTACTGATAGAGTTCGTGACATCTTCACTGTTGATGGATGTTCAGGTGACACAGTAATTGGTAATCCAAGTGGTACTATCCTAGCAAACAGATCTCAGTATGGAACTGGAGTTGCTGCACATACAGCTGGTGCCACAGTTTACACGGTTCTTAAAGATCCTAAGGTAGACAACGGTATTGCTACTACATTTGTTAATACAACTGGTACTATTGGTGCTGGTGATGCACTTATTCCTGTTGATGACATCACTAATTTTGAAGATGGTGACTTCATCTTTGTCGGATTTGGATCTGGCGGAAATGAAGAGATCATGCAGATCAATGGTAATCCTCAGGCAAGTGGAGTTGCACCTGCTGGTAACTTACCTGTTACTCGTGTTGGTGGTCTATCATATGTTCCTGGCACAGCGACAACACACAGTGATGGTGAAACTGTATTCAGGGTTCTATTCAGGGAGACTACACTTCTAACAAATGATATTGCTGGATCTGGATCTAACTCTGTTGAGATTGGATTAGTAAACAGTGATGTTGTTCCATTCTTCCTTGATCGTGAATACTGGATCTTAATTGATGATGAAATCTTCCTCGTAACTAGCAGCAACACCAATGATGGTGGTACTGTATTGGTTAAGAAAGATTATCATCATGGTAGATTGGATGTATATGATGATGTTAAGTTCATCGGTTCTAACTTCGAGATCACTGGTACAGATAACAACGTACCTATTCTTAAGTTACTTAACAACGAAGAACACCACTTTGAGGGTGGAGCACTTGACATCAACGCTGCTACTGACATCAGTGGTAACTTGAGACTATTCCCAAGTAAGTGTGTTGAGGATCCTGATGCTATCCAGTTTACTAACAAGTCGTTTACTCCAACATTCAGAGTTGAAGCTGAGTTTGGTGACACATTTGTTGGTCGTCTACTCGATGTTGCTGGTATTGCTGGTGCAAACCCAACTAATTCACAACCAATTCTTGATGTTAGAAATCTAGGTGTCAATGGTGCTAATAACTTCACCATTATGCAAGATGGATCTATCAACTCCTTCGGATTGGTAGGATACAAGAATAAGAATGGTGGACATATTTCTAAATTTGTCAACGCAGATTCTACTCTTGCTGTCAATATAAATTATATTGTAGCGGTAGCTCCTTCTACTGGTGCTCTTATACTTACACTTCCAGATAATCCTGAGACAGGTGATGTCATCAGAATTACTGAGGTTGCAGGAGCATTAACTTACAACAACTCACTTGTAATCCGTGCTCCAATCATCGGTGGTGAACCAGTAGCAGTTCAGGGAGATACTTCAGGAACCAAATTGGGTGGTTTGTCTACACCATATGGATCTGGTGAACTGGTTGTTCAAAACAGAAATGCATCCTTCGGACTCATTTTTGTCGGACAAACAGATGGTGATAACTTTATCCCTGCTGTCTATCAAGGTTGGTGGTTAACTGAACTATAATGGCTTTCTATAACAGACTAAAAACTATGAAGTCCGCTCCAGTAGGCACTATCATGCCTTGGAGTGGACAGTCTAGTAGTGGTAATCTTCCTAATAATATACCACATGGGTGGATTGTTTGTGATGGTAGAACTTTTGAAGCTAATGATTTTCCTTTATTAGCATCTATGATTGGAAACACATACGGTCCTACCGACTCATCAATTGTTGGAAACTTTCCTGACTATGATGAGGGAGATGTTTTCAGAGTTCCTAATCTAAATGGTAGATCAATGGTTGACATTGAGAAATCATATTTACAGGATGCTGCATATCAGTTTGGACAACCAGATGCTGAAGATGTAATTGGAGATTTAATTTCTGAAGATGGTACAGGTGTTACTCCTCCAACTATCTACAGTGCTGATACGGATCTACAATTTCAATTAGATCCAATTGATACTATGGCAGGAAAAATTCAAAACATTACATTGAATGATCCTACATGGTCTAAAACATATTATACTATCGGTAGAAAACTAGGTATTGACCATACGCCAGGTCATAAACACGCAGGACAATATACAACAGCACGTCCTAGTGGTAAGTATGTTCAGGTATTTGAAGCACCAACCTCACCAGCGAGTGGAGAATATGAATCCGCAAACTTAAATGGTATTCAAAACACTGACACTGCAGACCAGTGGCCAAATGGATTTGGTTCAATGACATACTATGACGAGAATGCTCTGGTTTTAACAGACTCAGCAAAAACTTTTACACAAGACAGAATTCCAGTAGCAAATTTAAACAGAGCAATTCCTGCTCATGGTGCATATACAGCAGGATTTTCTGATACATACAACCAAGCAGCATCTGGTGCATATGACCACTCTCTAAGACAAGTTACTGGTGTATTTCCACCACCTGCTACAGTTTTTGGTAGACCAAACTATTACAATGGAGACGTTGGTAGCACATATCCAACAAACCTTAGTCACATTGGACAAGACTTTACAGATCAAACACTAGCATCACATAATCATTTTAGTTTTGATGTTTCTATGAACATTGGTGGTCTTAGAATTCCTCCAAATATCGCTGTAAATAACGTACAATCTTATACTGTTAACGTTTCTGACATACCTGATGCGTTAAATATTCTTATGGACAATCAAACACCGTCACAAACGGTGATAATGATCATCAGAGCTTACTAAAATGGCAGTCTTTTTAAATCAAGAAAGAACCAAGATCGGGACAACAACAGGAACGCTTATTGCTTTTCCTCAAGAGTTGGAAGTAAATGATCCTAATGTAGGAAATAGTGCTGAACTTCTTCCTGCTGGTTATTTAAGATGTGATGGTGGAATTTATAGTTCTGCAGTATATCCAGCACTAGCAGAGATTCTGGGGACAGGTGTTGAATGTGCATTTAGACAAGAGGGACAAACTCTATCGGATACACAGTTTCAATTACCAGATCTAAGATCTAAATTTATTAGAGCTAGTTCTGCATCTGATCAGGGTGTTATCAATGATAATACAGTCACTAATGCTGCTGGTCAAGTTATTGAAAGATCTGGTGTTGGTGTTAATGTTTCATCTAACGTAGGTACTCTTGCAACTGTTGATATGGTAGGACAGTTCAGGGTTCCTCCTAGAACTGTGACTCTCACAGGTAACGTTGGTCTTACTAGACCTAGAAGACCTG